TCGCCTTCATCAGACCTAACACGAACGGCATGGGGTGGGACTTCAAAATCGGCAAAGCGTGAAACGTGGAACAAAACTGCCACCTCGTAAGCTCACCACTGCGCAGCAGATTTTCTGCCGTGAAGTGGTTCTCCGGGACAATCAAAGCGAGGCCTACCGGATTGCATATCCGAAATCGAGGAAGTGGAAAGATCAATCCGTTTGGACTAAAGCGGCAGAGCTTGCAAGTCGTGTGCAGGTTAAGAGCAGGATTCAGGAGCTTAGAGCCCACACCGATTATCGATTGGGAGAAATTACCGTCGAGCGGATCATGCAGGAATATGCGCGGCTTGCGTTTTATGATCCAGGAAAGACGCGCGATGCAAATGGGAAGTACAAACAGCTATCCGATATGGATGAAGATACACGGAGAGCTATCGCTGACGTGGAAAGCATTCCGATCACGCATCGCGGTCAAGTTATCGCTGTGCAAAAGAAAGTTGTTCGTGACTTGGCCAAGAAGGGTGCCCTCGACAGCCTGGCCAAGATCAAGCGTTTGTTCAGTGATGAGCCGCCAGTACCACCGGATACCCCGCCGCCCATCCTCAATGATGTTGTTATCCCAGACGATCCAATGGAAGCGAGCCGAATCTACAAAGAGCTTATCGGCTAACATCAACACTTCATCTGCATAGCGTCATCATGGACGCCGATGCCGCCACCGACATTCAAATAGCATCACCGATATTCGACTGGAGAAACCCAGAGTACCCAGCAGTATTTCGCCGGCGTGCCGAATCACTCAAGCGCATCAGGACGGCAACGCGCGGCCAGATCAAGAGCCTCAAGGGCTTCTATCGCGAGAACCCCATCATCTTCATCAATGACTGGGGATGCACCTACGATCCGCGCAATCCTGAGCGCGGCCTGCCCTCAACAATCCCCTTCCTGCTCTTCCCGCGTCAGATCGAGTGGCTGCAATGGGTGCTTGATCATTGGGAACAGCAGAAGCCTGGCATCTCAGAGAAGTCGCGCGATATGGGTTTGTCGTGGCTATCCGTCGCATTGGCCGATACGCTATGCATGTTCCGTAACGACCTCGCCATCGGGTTCGGTAGCCGCAAAGAGGACTATGTAGATAAGATAGGCTTCCCGAAGTCGCTGTTCTACAAGGCGCGCATGTTCATCAAGATGTGCCCGGTAGAGTTCCGCGAGGGCTGGCAAGAGCGCCGGCATGCGCCGCACATGCGCATCAGCTTCCCCTGGACAGGGTCAGTGATGACCGGCGAGGCCGGCGACAATATCGGACGCGGAGATCGCCAATCGATTTTCTTCACCGACGAAGAAGCCTATCTCGAACGGCCGATGCTCGTTGAGCATGCCTTGTCGCAAACGACGAACTGCCGCATCAGCATATCCAGCGCCAACGGCATGGCCAATCCGTTTGCACAGAAACGGCATGCCGGCAAGATAGATGTCTTCACGTTTCGCTGGCAGGATGATCCGCGCAAAGACGATGCCTGGTATCAGAAGCAAGTCGACGAGCTGGATCCAATTACGGTTGCCCAAGAGATAGACATCAACTACGCGGCATCAACCGAGGGCGTGCTCATCCCATCCGCATGGATCAATGCAGCCTTCGATGCTCACATCAAGCTCGGCATCAAGCCGACCGGTGAGCGGTGGGCAGCGCTGGACGTGGCCGATGAAGGCCGCGATCTGAATGCGTTCTGCGGCATGCACGGCATCCTCGTCGAGGAAATTGAGGAGTGGTCCGGCAAGGGCGGCGACATCTATCGCACGACCGAGCGAGCATTCGGGCTTTGCGATATCGGCGGCTACCGGCGCCTGAAGTATGACGCCGACGGCTTGGGCTCAGGGTGCCGCGGCGACGCGCGCATTCTCAATGAGGTCAGGAAGAAGAAAGGCCAAGCGCAGCTCACCGTCGAAGCCTTCCGTGGCTCTGAGGCGGTATCCAACCCGCTCAGCGAAGATGTACCAGGCCGCACGAACGAAGACTTCTTCGCCAACTGCAAGGCGCAGTCATGGTGGCAACTGAGAACCAAGTTCCGCACCACCTACCGCGCCCTGGTAGACAAGCTGCCCTACAATCCAGACGAGATCATCTCAATATCGTCGGCGATCAAGAAAAAGAACAAGATCATCAATGAACTTTCCCAGATCACATACACAAAAAACGACGCCGGCAAGATCCTCATCGATAAGGCACCTGATGGCGTGCTGTCACCCAACCTTGCGGATTCAGTTAATATCGCCAGCGCAAACAGCACGCGGAGGCGCATGAGCATCTCCGAAGCGGCTATCGAAGAGGCATGACAAAGGGAAATAGGCCATGAAGAAATTACTCAAGCGATGCTATGACTGGCTGTTTCCGTTCAATGTCGAATCATTGGCGGCGGACAAGACGAGCGCGCCGGTACCAGCCAAACCATCCATCGCCAAGCGCATCAAGATGCTGATCAGTGATGATGCTTTTGCCGGCGCCGATGAGCATGAGGACATAGCGGTCGATCCTTACCAGTTGCCCACTGCGCTGCCCGGCGTGATCGGCGCCGACAACAAGCTCGCATGTGACGATCAGATCAATGAGGCATATGGCTTCGCCAGGGGAGGCGTGTTCTCAGAGGGTCTGCAGTTCATGGGCTACCCTTACCTGTCAGAGCTATCGCAGCGTCCTGAGTATCGCCGGCCTGTTGAGATCATCGCAAAGAAGATGACGGCGAAGTGGATCAAGTTGGTATCCACCGGCGACAGCGAAGTCGACAAGTCGGAGAAGTTGCTGGCCATCACTGCCGAGATGAAGCGACTCAAGGTGCAGAGTTGTTTTCGCCGCCTGACTGAGTTGGATGGCTTCTTCGGCCGCGGGCAAATCTATATCGATACCGGCTACACCGACAATCCGGATGAATTGAAACTGGAGATGAAGTTGAGCCGCAACAAGATCGGGAAAGGGGCGCTCAAGCGCTTGGTAGTAATCGAGCCGATCTGGACCTACCCGAGCGTTTACAACTCGACCAATCCGCTTGAGCCAACCTTCTTCAAGCCTGAGACGTGGTTCGTCATGGGCAAGCAGATTCACAGCAGCCGACTACTCACGCTGGTCAGCCGACCGGTGCCCGATCTACTCAAGCCGGCCTATGCATTCGGCGGCCTCGCGCTGACACAGATCATCAAGCCATATGTCGACAACTGGCTGCGAACGCGGCAGAGCGTGTCCGACTTGATTCACAGCTTCAGCCTCATCTCGCTCAAGACGAATATGAGTGCCATCCTCGCCGGCGCGGATGGCATCCAACTTCTAAAAAGATTGAGGTTATTCAACAAGCACAGAGACAACCGCGGCCTCATGGTGCTCGACAAAGATACCGAGGAGCTGGACAACATCGCAGTCCCGCTCAGCGGTCTTGATGCGCTGCAGTCCCAGGCGCAAGAGCAGCAGTCATCGGTGACAGGCATCCCACTCATCATCCTGCTCGGCATCACGCCGCAAGGCCTCAACGCATCCAGTGACGGCGAGATGCAGGTATTCGACGATAGCATCCATGAAGATCAGGAAAAACAATTCACGCCGCTACTCGAATATCTACTCAATGTGATTCAATTGTCGATGTACGGAGAGATCGACCCAGAGATCAGCTTCAGTTACGAGCCGCTGCGCAGTATGGATGAGGGTGAGGCTGCGGAGGTACGGAAAACGGAAATGGAAACCCATGCCGCCGGCGTCAATGCAGGGATCATTGATCCGGTGGAAGCGCGCAAGGCCCTAGCCTCTGATCCGGATGGTCCATATGCCAGCCTCAATGTCGACGATGTACCAGAGACGCCAGGCGGTGAAGGTGAAGAGCCTGGCGCCGAGGGCGACATTACCAGCGCACTCGAGTCCGGCATTACAGAAAAGCCTGAGCACAATGCCGATGTGATACCGTTCAAGCAGGGTGCCAGCGATTCTTTTACTGAAGGGGACCATCCCCGCGATAACAAAGGACGCTGGACATTTGGACAAGGGCAAATGGATGGTCCCGCCTTTACAAAAACAGTAAATAAGCTATTGGAAATGGAATTCGGGAAAAACACATGGGGCGGTGGAAAGGTAAAAGTTGCCGAAATAACAGGGCTTGTAGATTTCGCTTTAGTGCATCCGGATCATCGCGAAAAACTTGTCAATGAATTGATGACCCTATACAGGGACTATCCAATTAAAAGACCATTGGAGTTGGATGCGCGTGGCATGCAAGGGGAGCATGCATTCGCAAGCAGCAGGGGTGGGAATATCTCGCTCAATAAAAAATTCTTCGGAATGAACAACGAAGATTTCGATAAGGCATCCAAAAAAGAATGGAGTGCATGGGGAAAACCAGAAAACAGCATGACAAGTGCTGAATCAGCCGTGGCGCATGAATATGGCCATCTTTTGTATGAATCATTAGCCGAAGACCCACAGGTAAAGAAGGAAGCGCTAAAGCTAATGCGAGATAATTATCAATCAAGCGGGAAGGCTGTTACCCCGTATGCAAAGGAAGATAAATTCGAGTGGTTCGCCGAAGCTTTCGCTGCTGCACGACACGGTACCCCTGCGATGCAAAAGCACAAGAGCGTTCAAGCCATGCGCGAGTTTCTGGAAAAGCATTTCCCTGAAACCAAACTGGCCAGCGACGAAGCCTTGCACGAATTCCATGAGGAGGCCATTCAGCGCGTGCCTGCCGGCCAA